GCCAGCGCCTAGTGTCATATATCCACTCTCCCACGGCGTCGGCGGCGACATGCCCTCGTGTATCACGAGTTGCTCAAGCGAAGCCGTGAGCGCGTCTAGGCCAGCCTTGGCGATGCGGAACAAGAAAGGCCCGCCGAAATTTCCGATTGCAACTCGTCTTGTCATCCTGATTCCATCCTATTTTTGAATATCGTATATGAGCACTTGAGCGTCGCCGAATTCGACAGAAGCCAGGTAGCCTTGCACGATATCGTCGCGTTGTCTGATAGCCAGACTCCGGAGGCGTCAAGGTTTTCCGGCGAGGTGCTTAGATCGGAGCCGGCCATCGTCGTGTCATTGCCAGGGATATCTAGGATAAACCAACTCGACGGATAATAAGAGCTGTTTACGGGTATCCCGATTCCGTTCGCCGACACGTAAATGATGGAGCCGAAGAATAGCGGCCGATAGCCGAGATCCGCAAAGCCTTGCTGTCCATACCAGATAGTATCGTTGTTAGGCGAAGGCACGTCGTAGCGGCTAAGCGTGAACTGCCCTTGTGCATGAATGTTGAGCGTTTGGAATCGACTGTCGACTATGAGGCTTTTCGTCGGCGCCAGGACGTCGTCTCCAGGCTGGCTTACGAAGAATCCATAAGTGCCCAACGCATTGCCGATTGCGGTTCTTCTTGTCATTGCGATATCCCGAAAACAACGTAGCGGATAATGCCACTATAGCGAACATAGGCGCCGGATATGTCGGTCGACGGCACGCGGGGAATAATGATTTGCGACGCCGTCACATACGGCTCCGCCCCGTGCGCCGCTAGCTTGCCTCCGCCTATTGGACCAACGTTCTTGAAGCCGCTAAAGCCTCGCGTTGCGGGCGAACCGCCTGAGTTGTATTGCGCATCCCGCTCACTTATCAGGTAGGCGCATGGGATGTAGCCAGGCGCCGGGAAGTCTATCACGATTGGAGCGCTAGACGGCGTGTTGTCTGGCTTGGGGACGCCGCTCGACGTGCTGATAGGTGACGGGTCGCTTATCTCGCCGCTCTTGATGACGACAGCCGAGAAATTCCAAGCGCTGTCGAATATCTTTTGCTCGTCGGCTATGCCCGTACTCACGGCGACGCCGGCCTTTGAAAGGATAGTTCGGCCGGCCGTTATAAGGAGTCTTGCTACCATGTCTTTTTAATCCGATATGACGATGTTTGCGTTGTTCAAGTCGATAACTATCTTGCCATTCGACGACGAGATAGTGCCAGCGGTCACGGCGCCGATATTGGCAACGGCCAACGTCAGAACGCCAGATTGGAATATCAGCGGCGTCTGCGTCGCGGAGCCGTTCGTAACCGAAAACTGATCGGCGACGAATGCAACGCGCGTCGGCTGCGAAGTGTCGGAGGGCACGTCGAGAAACATGCTCGCCGATCTATAGCTACCGGAGCCGCCTGCGCGAGCTTCGAAGCCGATACGCGACGCATAGCCAGCCGGGCCGGCCGTCGCCGTCATGCGAAAGTTAGCCGTGGCGACATTGCCGTCCGTCGTGCCAGCCGATAGCGACGTGATAGCCGAAGCCTGCGCCGTTACCTTGCCGTCGATAGTCGTTACCTGCGCCGACAGAAGCGACACGGAGGACGCCGTTGCGAGCGAGGGAATGATAGCCTCGACGGTTTCAATTCGAGCGGACAGGGCCGAAGTCGGGCCGGTTGCCGCAACGATTTCCTCCGTGTAGGCAGCGCGAATTGAGCCGGCCGTCGACACGACTTCACGGCGAAGCAACTGCCGGTCTGTGTAGTCTCCCATGTCTTGATCAACAGTTAACCGAGCGATGCGTTGCGCGTCAAGTATCTGTTGCCGCGTTCCGTCACGAATCCACTCCGTGGCGTCGCCGACGAATTGCTCAAGCTGATCGACTACGCCTGGCAGGTAAATGTCAGCATCAGTCAACCGAACGTCTGGCGTAAGAACCTGCAGCCAATCGCTCCAGTCTGTTTCGCGGTCGGCGTCCTGCGCGATGTACTGCCCGCGCACTGCGTACAGGTTGTTTGGCAGCAACCCTTGCGACAGGATGGCGGCGCCTACTTCCGGTTGATCCGTTCGGCCAGTGAAGATAACGGCCAGCGTTGCGGAGTCGCGAACCTGCCAAGCTACGCCGATGACGCCGATAAGCCTGTCCGTCGTGTTATCCCACGTGATGCGGATGGCTGGCCGGCGAGCGGCGCCGCCGTTGTCGACGAGAGTATACGGCTCCGCGAACCAGTCAACGATTGGCTGCGAAGATGGAATAATCGGCCCTACGGCGCCGTCTGTCGGCGGGTGGAATTCCGTATCCGAGTGCCAGTCGTAATCGCTTGGATCAACTTCCGTCAAGTCAACCATGACGTCTAGGTTGCCACGGTCGGATACGCCGTCAATGCGGAATAGCTTGCTCACGTAGCCATTGCGGACTGACGAGAACGACATAACCTCGCCGGGAACCGCGTACGGCCAGAACGACGGCGGAAGCACGAACGTATGCCGGCGAGCGCGTAGGGCGGCCAGGAGCGCGGACTTCATGAGGCGCTGGACTTGCTCTGCGTACGGAACAAGGTTGAAAGGCGTATCGGCAAGCAAGCGCCGGCCGCCGTCGAGCGTCTCAAGATCCGGCCGATAGTATGGCGGCGCCGTCTGCGTTTGCCAGCCGCTAGTTGGCTCCGGATACGACGCGGTAATGCCGTTGATGGAATTGGCCAGGCCGAAGAAAGGCGTAAAGCTTTCATCCTCAGTCGACAGAATATCGTCGTCGGTAAACGAGATCGTCGGGCTACCAGGCTCCCCAAGGAACATGCGATAGACGCCGCCGATTTCCGAGATGCTTCCCTGGCACGCGGTAAGGAGCGCATCCATGGCGGCCGTTATCGGCTGGTCAACGGATATCTCGCCGCCGCTGCGGTACTGCGGGACGTCGCCAGATGCGCTATGGATTACGGTTCGGCACTTGTTGATAGCTGCAATCCAGTTGGCGACAGGGAGCCGCGCCGTGGTCATAGCCTGCAGGCCATAAACCCATTTCGTGTTATAGCGAATACCGCGCAATAGATTGTAGGTCTGGACGGCCGGCAGATAGTCACCGTCTCCGCCCCATGTCGACGGGTCGCTATAGCTCTGGCTTCCCGTGCCGCCTACCGTGGAGTCCTTCGTCGGGTCGTACAGGCGCATGCCGTCGACTTCAAACTTGAACGCCGGGAAGCCGCTGAATACGCCCTTCGTAGAGCGAGCATGAATGACAACGTAAGCAATGCCACGGCCGACGCGGTCGCTACCGTACGGACGATCAACGCTTGATGCATGCGCAACAGTCGCCGGGTCTGCCGTCGTCTGCGTTCCATCGTAAAACTTGATGTACAGATTCGCGCCGCTCTTCACGTACTGCGGAATCGAGTAGCCGAATTCCGTGTCGTTGTTATGCGCGGGGTCATACGTCACCTTGACGCCATCCACCCATAAGCCAAGCAAGCCCTTGACCGGCATATCCGACAAAGCAATGACCTGAGTTAGCCAGGCGTTCGGCGTGCCGCTATCCTTGCCCCACGTGTTCGCCCATACGAGCGAGCCGGCCGTGCTGTAATAGCCCATTAGGAAGGAGCGAGGTAGCGCGCCGCCGCCCTGTATGTCGCCGTTGATGTTGAACGGCTGCGCCTTGGCTGACTTCGGCTTTCCCGATAGAGCTTGCGCGGCCAGGCTAAGCCCGACGCCGACGGCCGCCTTGAGCAAGAACGCGCCAACGGGGCCAAGTGTCCCGATGAATGCAGAAAGGCCAGCGATGCCCGCAATGATGGCCGTAAAAATAGGCATTACTTAAGCCTCCTTGAAAAGGACGTTTCCATTTCGGAATAACCACGCCTTCTATATAGTTTTGAAATCTCTTCCGGCTTGATGGAATGTTGCATAGTCAGCCTGGCCATTGCGCAATCATTCTTGATGGCCCACGCCTCGAAAGCTTGGATTAAGCGCACGCCAGCGCCGCCCCTGGCCTCAGGCGACACGAAAAGCGCATGCTCTTCGGCGACGCGCTCCTTCGTGAATGGATTGACCGCGCAAGACGCTAGCAGGACGCCGCAAGGAACGTCACCCACGACGATAGCGAGGCTACGCGGCCCATTGATGCATTGATGCACAAACGCGGCTGTAGGGGCTCGCAAGAAGGGGTAATCTGGCCGCGCCTCGTTGTATAGGCCTTGAAGCAAATCGACGATGGCGGCGGCGTCGCTTATCCTGGCTTCCCGCACCATCATGCAATCGTACCTTTTTGCTGTCCCCACCAGATTTTCCAAGTCGTCGTTGTCGCGCTGTCCTTAAAGAACGCGTCGGTATTGTTGCGGATAATCTGATTCTCGTGCGATCTCGTCTCCGTATTCGAGCGCGTCATTTCCTGCGTAGAGCTTGCGCATGTGAGCTGCACGCTACCGTCGCTGTTCTCCGAAGGCGTAGTGACAACCACGTCGTCGATATAGCCGACAAATCGAGCTTCGGCCGGCGCCACCATTTTACGCGTCTCAGGATCGAAGAGGCCGCGATAGATCTCAACGGGAGCTTGCTTGACGTCGTACTGACGAATTAGCGTGTCAATGTGATCGCTCGTCTGCGAAAACTCGACGGTCACGTTCTGGACTGTCAAGTTGAGCACGAGCGGAATATCAGACATTTGAATCAGTGTGCCAGAACCGTAGAAATCGCGGCTTTCCGCCAGGCCTGTATTAGGGTTGATGACGGACGCCGTCACGTTGCCGTAGTCGCTCCACGTTCCATCTGGCACGGCGGCGCCGGTCACGCGGTCGCGCGCAATGATCCAAAGGAAGTCACGAGCGACGAGGCGATTTTGCTGGATTGCCGCCAGGTTCGGGGCTGAAATATCGCGAGGCATTAACGAAACTCCCAAGCGTCAAAGGAAACGCGGCCTATACCCTGCGTTTCTTCCGCATCTGTGTTGATCGTATCCGGATCCGGAATCATAACGCACGCCGGATCTTTGACGAGGACAGTTCGGCCAGCAACGACGCCAGGCCACAAGTGCGGCCGCAGCTCGACGCCAGTAGCGTAGCCGGCGCCGCTCGCCGGCACGTCTGCCATGACTTGATGCAAGTCCGTCGTGCCAATCTGCAGCATATCGCCAGCGCTAAACTTGAAGCCGGCCGGCAAGCCGGAAATGTCGATATCCTTATTGCTTGAGCCGACGACGGCCAGCGTAGCCGAGCCGCTAAACGCGCCACCAGTAGGCCAGGAGCCGCGAGGATAGGCGATAGGGTAGCGCCGCACCATGTCTCTGCCCTTGAACGCGTTGAGGCCGCCGTCGAGGCTCTTGATAATGGCCTTCCACTTCGAAAGCTCGTTAGGCCGCATGATGCGAGATTGATAGGTCGCCTTCCAAATCGGCGTTCCGAAGTCCTTAGAGTACGTCGTCCCGCCAGCCGAGCGCGAGCGGGATTGACGATAGAATAGATCAAACTTTGTCGATACGCCGGGGAATGTCGCCAGGATATCGCGGGGAAATGTGATGATCGACATTTAGATGCCCTTTACGTTGCTCTGCTTCGCCTTGCGGACAGTCTCGATTGTCTTTGCGGCGAACTGTTTTCGGTCGTTTTCCATTGCCTGGCGCAGCGCCGCAATAGCGTTCGTGTCTGCGCCTCGCGCGTCGATGACTGGCGCATAGGTGAAGGTGTCGCCGCCGCCAGACGAAGCCGGCGAGAGACTCGGCAGGCGCGGGGCTCCTACGAGGCCGCCGTTAGCATAGCCAGCCAGGCGCTTCTCCAGGCCGCTAACGCCAAGCTTGTCGACGGTGGACTTCGGTACGACATATTCGCCCTTGTGGACGATACCGGCCGGAGTGTACTTGCTGCCGGCGCCCGTATAGCCGCCTTCCGAGTAGCCGAAGATCTTGCTAATCAGGTCGCCAAGGCCGGCGCCTCCCTTGCTCGACGAAGTGAACAAGTCGTTGAATGCCATGTCGAGGAGCTTGTTTGCGATCTTGCCAAGCGCATCGCTGAACACTTTTGCAGCTGACTCGCCGGCAATGAAGCCGTCAACGATGCCGCGCGTAACGTCTTGCGCAGTAGCTTGTATTTCGGTCTGCGTTTCCTTGATCTTTTTCTGTTGCTCGTCGAGCTTCGCGGCCGCAGCTTCGGCCGCAGCATAGGCACTTGAAACCTTATCGATCTCCGCAGCCTGCGCCGCCGTGACTTCGCCATTCTTCTTGATTGCCGCCGTCTCAAGCAATGACTGCTGTTTTGCCTTGTTGACTGCGTAGCCATAGTCATCAATTAGAGGATTCAGCTTAGCCTGCGCCGCCGTCTCCGCCTCGATAGCGTCGGTTCGCTTCGTTATCGAGGCGAGCTGATTTTCGTAAGGGTCGGCCTTGCTTCCGCCGCCAGTCTTCTTAGTCGGCGCGACGGCGTACTTCGGATCTTTGATGCTCACGGAGCCGGCGCGGCTGTCGTCGATAGGCTTATTGCCGGCTGCAGGCGTCGGCGAGAACGGCCTTGCGGGTTGCGCAGTCTTCGGCAGTACGGCCGCGTCTTTCGTCGACGTGACGCTGTCCTTGATGGAGCTGACTTGCTTGTCGATATTGGCCAGGTCGGCGGAATAGTTGTCAAGCGCGCCCTTGCCGGCGTCGAGCGTGTCGAGGCCCTGCGCGCGAATGTCTGCAATCTTTTGCTCGACGGATAGGCGCTGATTTGCCAGGTCTGAAAGCTTGCTGTCCGACGTCGGCCCTTGCGCGTTCTTGTCGAGCTGCAGCATAATGCTATTCATGTCGTTCGTCGGCAGGCTGGCCGCGTAGTCGACGGCGCCGCTTGCCTTGCCGAGATCGCCAAGCTTTTGAAGGAGGCCAGCCGCCGCGCCGATAGCCGAATTGATGGCGCTCGTAATGGCGTTGACTTCGGCAATGACGCTGTCAAACTTTATGTTGGTCGCTGCGTCGGCAATGGCTTGGATGCCGTGGGCCAACGCGGTCGACGCGCCGGTTTGGTCGTTGAAGTTGCCAGCCGCCTTGATGAGCGACGTATTCAGATTTTCCATAGCCTGGCCGACGGTCTGCGTAGCCCCGCCCAACGCCTTATCAAGCGTGAAGCTGCCGGCCTCGATACCGTCGAAGAACGCCTTGTTTGATACCTGGCCAGACTTGACAAGCAACGTCAGCGCCGCGACAGAGCCTCCAGCCTCCTTAATGCCGGCCGCAGCCGCCTTGAGCAAGGGCAACGCGCCGTCAATCAAGCTGTTGTATTCCTGCGCTTGGATCTTGTTGCCGCCGAACGCCTGCGCGAGCTGTAGCAACGTCCCGCTAGCTTCGGCCGCAGACACGCCGGTAATCTTTAGCGACTTGCCGACGTTGTCAGTCAGGCCGACGAGCTGCTCCGATGACACGCCAAGCTCTTTCTGCACGACGGCGACGCGGCTATAGAGCTGCGCCAGAGCCTCGACGGGAGCGCCGTTCTTGTTGGCCACAACGAACAACTCGTTATAGACCTTCTTCAAGTCGTCGCCAGCAAGCCCGGCAGTCTTGAGCGAGTTGGAAATCTTCGTGGCCGAATCGGAAAAGTTGACGAACGCCTTAGCGCCCTCAATAACTCCGAACACGCCGGCAACCTTGGCGCCTAGCGACGTGAAGGCCTTTTCAATGCCTCCGGCGCCGGCCGACGCGGTCGCTTGCATCTTCTTGACATTGGTGTTCGTGATACCAAGCGCACGATTCATGCTCTTTTCGTATTTGGTGATATCGGCCGATAGCTGAACTACAAGCCTTTCAAGATCTGTCGCCGCCATGATGTCTCCCTATTGCCGACGTGCCGCATTCGCGCGGCTAGATGGCGTTAACCTTCCGGTACTGTTTCGAGGAAATCTCCAAGCTCGTTGAATTCCTCAGGCGTAAGCTTCCCGTCGTCTGGCGCGTGATGCTTCACGTAGCCGTCAAAGGCTGACATGAATTGCCAGACGGACATTTCATTGATTTGCTGCGGGGTGAATCCCATGACGGCGCCAGCGCCATAGATTTCCTTCGCCTTAAGCTTGCCGTCCGTCGTCTCGATTTCATCGCCCTTGGCAGCTGACTTGTTTTCATCTTCATCCGGAGCGCCGAAAAGCGCAACCGTAAGAACCGCTCTTGCGAGCACTAAATTTTCGAATGGTGGTCGGTCTTTGACATAGCGGTCGACTAGCTTAGTCGCCTTCGTTGGGTGGAGCGTCTTGTCGCCGCCAAGAATGCCAAGGCGGATGATCTCGCTTATTTGCTCAACCTTCCATTGGTCGGAATTGAGCTGATTTAGAATCGCATATGGACCCATCCCGACGGCCTCTTGAAGCTCGATAAGCGAGCCCCAAGAGAGTCGGAATACGTAATTGCCATCTGCGAAGGCTAGTTCAACCTTCGCGTCGCGCATTACGGCGTTTCCACGCGGACAAGCTCGCCATCGCTCGACATGGTAACGTCTAGAGTGACTCGGCCGCCCTGCTGCGCGCCGATTGTCAGGACGGAAACCTGCATGAAGCCCGTCCACGTGATCGTCTTCGCCGGGAAGACAAGCTCAATTTTGACGGGAACGGACTCGACGTTTTCCCATGCGGCAAGCCAGGTCGGAACGGACTCGGCTGCGGCAACGCCCTGGCCGGTGACTTCGGCGGAAAGCGATGCGGCGTCGCGGCCAATCCAGGCCACTGCGTCGGGATCGTCGCAATCCGGGAGGTTGACTTCCGTCAGGTTCTTGGTGAGAATCAGCGACTTCGAAGTGAAGCCGCACGGAGCCGTATAGACGACTGGCGTTGCACTGTCGCCAAGCTTGACAGTGAACTTGCCAAAGCGTGCGGTTGTTGGTTGAGCCATTAAGAACTCCTCTTGAGTGTTGAAGGTGGCATTACAAGCTAGGTAGTTCATCGGCGCCGATGGATCAACCGGCGCCGGCAGTGCTTTAAAGCGTCATCCCGTAGGCAATGAGCTTGTTTCGGATGTCGTTGACGAGTGTTTGCGTTGACGCTGCGTCCGTAGCCGCTACGGCTAGGGTCTGCTTCGTTATCGGCGTCGTGCCTAAGAAGCCAAGCGAACCTCCCGCGCCGCCCAACATAGTCTTGCCGTATAATTCCCACTGGCCGCTTGCGTAGAAGTGTTTCGCAACGACAGTCTCGACGGCTCCAGACCAAGACGAGATAACGAAGTTATTCGACGTGTCCTTGTAGACCTTGTATTTCGGCGAGTTTTGGTCGCGGAAATCTATGATTGCCTTCTGCGTTGCGCCAGCGTCGAGAGTTAGCGTCGTGTCGGCGCCAGTCCTCCGCAAAAGCAAGAGGGAATGCTTAAGAGATTGATGCGCGTTATCTCCTTGCTGCGGGGTGAAGCTGTCCCCTCCGATATTGACAACCAATCCAGACGGACGGCTAGTGCCAAGCCAGACGATTGCAGGGTTATTGCTGTTGTAGCCGCGCAGCTCGTGCCCGATGATTGTGCAGTCGCTCACGGTGCTGTCGATAAGAAACGCCACGGCGCCGGCTGCGGTGATGTTTGTCGCGGCAACGGTCTGGCTAATCGTAACCGTATACGTGCCCGTGCTTCCCGCCGTGCCCGTGAGCTGATCTCCGAGCTTAGTCCCCGCCGTGATATTTGAGCCGACGAGGCGTTGACCCTTGACGAGCACTCCAGGGCTTACGGCTGTTACCGTCAAGACCGTGCCAGAGATCGAGCCGAAGCAAGTTGCCGCCGTCGGAACGTTGGCCGTCTGCCAATAGCTTGAGCCGCCGACAATCGTAACGCTGTTGAAGCGAACCCAAACGCCCGCATCTGTCACGTTGTCGGTTTCAGGGGCAACGATGATTGTTGCGGCGCCTGCGATGATGTTGAACGACGGTCCCGTGCCAGACGTATTCAGCCCGTACGAATGGATATCGTAAAGCTTGTTGAAGCCTCCCCACGATTGCACGCCTGCATTCGAGATGTAGGCCGCGACCACGTCGATAACGGCGTTGTCGGTCGCATTCGACGTGAAGTAAAGGCCGTCAGTCGGCATTGTCCCCACGGCGCCAGCATACGAAATGTTGCCATCGCAGTTGATGTGCTGCACAAGGTTTTCGTAGTACATGGCGGTCGCGCCGCCGCTGTCGTCGCCGAGTCTGCCGGCTTGAAGGAGGAAGTTGTCAAGCGCCAGGCCTGAAAGCTCGCCCTTCTTTGACGCGCCGATGCGTAGGCAGTAGTTCGCCAGGCGGTTCGCGTTGATGCGGATGTTTTTGATCGTTACCGGGTCTTTCGTCGCGCCGTTATCCGTGCCATCCTTGTAGACCTGATAAGTCATCGCAGCCATTGCGCGGAATTCCGTGCCAGCCCCGTCGCCGGTAAGAACGACTGCGCCAGACTTCGGCAAAGTGAACTGCGAATTGTGCCCATATACGCCGGCCGGAAACTTGATCGGAATCCCAAGCGCGAGCGCCGTGTTGATGGCTGGCGCCATATCGAGCGTCGCCGTGCCCGCCTTGATGTCGGCAATCTGCGCTGGCGAAAGCAGCGAGAAGATCGACGCCGAACCGATATAGTCTTGCAACTGCTTCGTTGTCGCCTTGCGGTCGGCGCCGCCCTGCAGCAAGTACAGAAGCTCCGAGCCCGTTAAGGCCGAAGCCGCTGTCAAGTCTGATAGTTTACTGTCAGCCATGTTAGCCCCTTATGAGTTGAGAGAAAGCCTACTGGCGCCATCGGCCAAAAGCAGGAAGTGAACGCCGTCGGCCAGCTTAAGCGCGCTTGCGTGCTTCTTGCCGCCGCTAGACGCCAAGCCGTTGACGTCTGCGGCCGTCGTGTACATCGTCAGCGACAGCGGTAGCAAGACCGGCTTTGTCATGCCGGGAATGCTACTCATTGTCGACAACCGTAAACTGTTGCCCGACTTCGTTTGCCTTCAAGACGAGCCGAAGGAGCTTGTATTGCGGCAAGCGAATAAGTTTCTGAACCTTCGTCGAGATGTTAACAATTGCGTTCCATGTCGCGCCGCCGTCCTGGCTAAGCTGCACGCTAATGATGGGGTAAGCCGTAGTCGACGTCGGAATGAACTGCAGGACAGTTTCGCCGGCAGGACTCCAAGATGCGCCGATTGCGGTGTCGGCTGTAGTGCTTAGGCGACTCGCCATTATATTTCTCCTTGTTGCGTTCAACTCATGAGGTACGCCTTAAGCAGCGTTAATCAACCTCCTCCGTAGTTGCGAGGTAAGTAATTGCGGCCTGAGTTGTGACGCCGTCGGGGCCGCCTACTATGACGTTTGTTCCACGGTACTGCAGGAGCACGAGGGCGTTGACAGTCAGCTCGATATCGTCCCGCAAGGCTTTCTCGACGAGGTACGCCAATTGCGTCGCCTCCGCAGTGCTGGCGGCCAGGCCAATGCCCCACGAATAGACGTCAATCTGCATGGTTATGTCCTTGCCGATAATGCAATCTGCGCTGTTGTCAAGCGACGTTACGGCGCCTAGCGAGATGTACGGCGAGGGAACCGGCGTAGAGCCTGGCGGGATGCGGTCATAGATCCTCGTGCCCGTCATATCAGTGATTGCCGTCGTCGCCTTAAGCTTGTCCAGCACGGCTTTCTTAAGCTCAAATATTGGATCCATTATGGGTTACCTCCTGAGGATTGCGCGGCTATAGCCTTCGCTGACTTGTTGATTGCTCGCGTTATGCGGCCCTTGACGGTTCGCTTGTTGGCTCGATAAGCGACGTAGAAAAAAGGATGCGAGCGCGTGCCGGGGTTTTGCGTGCCAGGGAAGAGCCCCTTGTTGATATGCGAGCGCGTGCCGAATTCAACCCAACGCGCATAGAACGCCTTATGGTTGCCGGCATAGATCGTTATCACGAGATCGCCGATGTTTCCCTTGATCGTCCCTATAACCATTGCGTTCTTAGGCGCCTTGCCCCACGTCCAGCCAATGCTTTCGCGCAAGGTCGGATAGCCATCAGGGCAAAGGTTTTTCATCTGCGCGACAATATCTTGCGCGCCTTGCTCCATGGCGCCGGCAATGGCCGCCTTAGCAGCCGCAGGAAGAGCCTTTAGCTTCTTCTGCAGGCTGGCCAGCCCTTGAACCGTCGCCGCCATTATGTGGCCTCGCCTGATGTCATGACAACGTCAATCCAGCGGCGCTTGCCGTCGGAGTCTGCCACGGCGTTGACGTTGTAAACCTTGCCTTCACGGTCGATGGCCCGCCAGGTGGAATCGACTGCCCGCGTAGTCGGGCTATAGCGAATGCGCACGCTATAAGGCATGTTGCCGAGCAGTAGCCCCTCCGTCATCTTCTCGCCGCCACGGCGCGTCAATGGCGTCGGCTGGCCTGCAGCCTTGAAGACGTTCTCCCACGGGCCGGCGCCAGGCGTGACAGTGCCGAAACCATCGTCGGCCGCCGTGCGCCGCTGGAATTGATAGAGCATGCCAAGATTGCCTGAATTCGTCATGTGGCGATTTCCTCGAATGGATCATTGCGGTTTTTGCGGGTTATCCGGACTGCCTTGCCAAGGGAAACGGCTTGTTCGGCCGCCACCCTTGGAATGTTTATGTCCATTCCCGCCCGATAGGCGATTGTGAAACGCTGCGTTCGCCAATCCCAATCATGAAGGAATCGGCACCACATTAGGCTAGCGCCGGATCACGAAGGCGATGCAAGACCGTCGTAACGGCCTGCGGCAAGTAGCCGTCGGCGGGAACGTACTTGACGCCGTCAGAGTCTTCACCATTCCAGATAAACCGAAGCATCTGCAGGCAACCAACTTGCGCGCAAAGAAGCTGCGGCGCCGTCAACGTCGTGGCGTCTGGCTTCTTGATGTAGTCGAGGACGACGGCGGTTGCCTGCATGATGGCGTCGTTTATGTCGTCGTCTTGATCCTCGTGATAGACGTTAAGCCGGCGCTTGGCTTCGTCGAGAGTTACTAGCGGGTCTACCATTTGCTTCCATCCTGCCCCATCTGCGTTAGATCGCGTCCAGACCGGCCAGGCTCGCCGCGTGGGCCGTCCTTGCCGTTCGCGCCGTCTAGGCCCTTCTTGCCCTCGCGACCGTGCTTGACGGCGAGCTGCCAGGACTTGGAAACCTCAGGCTTGCCCGATGGCTTTTCGTTGGCGTGCCAGATGGAGCCGCCCCATGTCACCATATCGCCTTGCTCGTACGCCTTGGCCTCGTCGAATACGCCACGGTACAGCGGAAGCGGAATGCTGAAATCGAAGGCTTTGACGACGTCGCCGCGAACGAACTTGAGCGAAAAGCCCCGCTCGCCGTCGTGCTCAACTGTCAAGTCATCGAATCCAATGCCGTCCTGGCCATCCTTGCCGGGAGCGCCGTCCTGGCCGACGACGGGGCCAAGGTCTTTCAGCTCGCCATTGCTCAAGGTGGCGTGCGCGTGGCCGTCGCGGTCGATTACGAAGCCGGCGAGGTTAACGCCGTCTTGGCCCTTGGCGCCGTCCTGGCCGTTGTTGCCGGCCGGTCCGGTAAAGTTTGCCACGGCGATAGAGCGGCCGTCCGACAGCAACACATGAGCCGCGCCGTCGGCGTCGACGGTGATATTCTGGATACCGGCGCCGTCCTTGCCATCGTAACCCTTGACGCGGCCAACATTGTGCTGGACGTCGCCGCCGATCTCGATAAGCAACTCGCCATCGTCGTTCATGTCGGCGCTCGTAACGCTCTTGCCGTCAACGCCGTTGACGCCTGGCGCTGGCGGCGTAGCAATGAGCGTGCCGATACGATGCAAATCAGATGTATGAGCGTTCAAGACGTCGTTGACGTTCTGAATCTGTTGCATGATGTCGGCAATGTTCGCATCCGGGTCCATAAGGCCTTTCGCGATTTCGGCAAGATCCGACTCGACAGATGCTAGGCGCGTCGTCGACAGATTGACAACCTCCTCTTGAAGCTGCCCAATTGCCCGCTCTGCGGAACTTATTGCTTGCTCTGCCTCGTTGATGTCGACGCGGTCGCTGTCGCGAAAGCGCGTTACCGTGGCAATCTTCTCCTCAAGGGCAAGGAGGCTGTCGACTGCGGCCTTGCGCGTGCCGTCAATCTCGACGGAAAGCGACGCAACGTCGTCGGAAACCGCCTTGAAGTTTTCGAGCGCCTTCGTGGCAACCTCCTCGACGCGGCCGACGATAGACTTTATCGACATATGCAGCGTCGCAATATCCTTCTTGAGCGGGTCGACTGCGGAGCGAACCGTGGCCTTGACCGTATCAACGATCTCGTCGAGGGCCTTGATAATTTCCATCTTCAATTTTCAAACTCCTTCTGGACGGACTTCAAGCGGAAGAGCAACAGCTCTAAGGCTTCGGCCGTGTCGGTTTCTACAGCCTTGGCGGCGGCGTCGGCGGCGTTTGCGTCCACGGTCGATTGATCGGCCGTCGAATTGTCGGAAGCCGCTGGCGGGGCAGCTACAGGCGTCGGCTTCGCTGTCCCGAATGGGTCGGCTCCGGCGTCCCGCTTGGCCAGCGCGGCGAGGCTGAAATTCTGTTGCTGCATGTAGACAGCATTGCCACCCTTGGTCGGCTTAAGGTTGAGCTTGCGGCGGGCCTCGTCGGGCTCCATGATGCCTTTCGTCGTCGCTTCGCCAAGGGCGGAAATCAAGCTCTGCGTATCCATGCGCATCAAGCCGTCGACGTCAACCTCAATACCAAGCCAGGACGGGAGGCCTAGACCTTCGTCAAGGCAAAGCTCCATGGCTTCAATCAACGACTGCAGGCACGTGCCATAATAGTCGATGTTGAAATTCTGGATATTGCCATAGGCTGGCATGGCTGCAACTCCGACTTTCCACGTCGGAACGTGAAACGTCGAGCAAACGGTTTCGGCCGTCCATTTCAATTGCTCGATAAGCTGCGCGTCGGCAGACGTCATAGCCATGGACTCGTACTTGAGCCCGTCGCCAAGAACGGCAACCTTGCCGAAGCTTTCGGGGCCGACATAGTTTGCTTCCCAATGGGCCTTAAGGCGGGCCGCAGTGTCGTCGCCGATTGCGCCAGGAGCGCTAAGGATGCCTGGCATTTTCTGGCCATTGCGGAAGAGCTTGGCGCTATTTTCCGTAATGAACGTGCCAGCCATGGCGGCAAGGCCACAAGCGTAGATCGGGGAGACGCCGACGAGCGGGTGAAAGATGCAATTGAACCTGTCGTGGATGATTTCACTTGCCGGAACTAGCAATTGATCCTCAGGCTCCAGGCCGGCGAAATTGTCCGTCGTGAGCTGATAGAATATATCGCCGTTGTCGGAAATCATTGGCTGGACGCGGCACGGGTCAAGGATGCGAAGCTGCGAAACGACTCCGCGTGCATCCCGCACCTTCAAAACGTACGTGTTGCCGTTCGTCAGCTTCGAAAGAATCCAATTCTCGACGAACTGTATTCGAGTCTGGTTTGGATTGGGCTTGCGAAGCACTGGCGAGTACGCCGGATTGCTCGTCTCAAGCCAAACGCCCTGCGATGCGACGACGAGCTTGATTCCAAGCTTGGCAATATCGCTGGCAATGAGCGTCATGCACGCGTAAACCGCGCTGTACGAAAGCACGGTATCTTGCCGGATCTCGATATTTTGCTGCCATGCGCCGGCAAACCCTTCGCGGACGATAGGATACCAGTTGCCCATAGAGCCGGGCACGTGTAGGCTTTTGGCTATCCGCAAGGCGGCTTTGCCGATGAATTCAAACATTCCCGACTCCTTGTCTGGATTATTCCGAAGCCGCTACGGGCTCGACGGCCGGCGTAACTGCGGCGATCTCGTCGGCCAGGCGCGCGACCTTCCAAAGGTGATGCGCCTTCTTGCCCGACAGCGCCTCGTATTTCGCGCGCAGCTCCGACAGCTCGTCGGCGGGGTTTGCTTCGGCAAGCTTGGCATTGCCAAACTGAATCATGAGCTTCGCGTGAAGATCCGTCGCGGCTTCATAGGTGGCGCCGACTTTGTGGAAATTCGTTCCGTACGAATGGGCTTTTGTGGCGATAAGCTTTACCATTTTCGGTCTCCTCTTATGGAATAGCCCGCGCCAGGGGATTGGCGCGGGCCTTGTCAAAGGCTAACCCCTAGGTATTAGGGGGTAACAGGGTCGCCCCAAGCAACGCCGGTCAGCATCTGGACGGCTTCGGCGCGGCGCTTCTGCCAGTTGATCCAACGCTCCGCACGAAGTGCAATGCTGTTGGTCTGGAACATGGAAACGCCCGTGGTCGGGGTAGCCGGGAGGCCGGCCTGCGTCGGCGCCGTATCCATCTGGAGAGTCGCTTCCGAAGAGGCGTCGATGACAACCTGTCCGTCGTCCGACAGATAGATGTCCGAAGCGTTGGCCAGGATGACAGTGCCAGGAGGCGTGTATTCCGACACGATAACCGGCAGGCCTTCGAATACGCCGCCCATCATCGTAATGCCGGGGAATTCACGAGTACCAAGCGGGGTAATCATGAGGGACAGCGCAAGAGCGTTGACGCCCGACATGATCCAAACGCCGTTCGTCGGAGTCTGGTTCGCCTGAATGTACTTCGTGAAGAGAGCCTTGACGTCCTGACGAACTGCAGCCGCATCGTTGCCACTCGACGCAACGCCGGTCACGCCGTTGGTGATCGAAGCAGGCGAGATGTTGGCGACGAGTGCCTTTGCAGGGTCGACAAAGTCGGTATCGAGGCGAGCAATCAGCGCATCAGCAAGCGAGTTGCGGACGAGTGCTTCGGCGGCCGGATTCGAGAAGCGGACAAGCTCCTGCGTCAGGACGGCGATATTCGCAACCTTGGCCCAACGGAGATGAATCTCGTTGAAGTCAAACTTGGTGAGCGGCTTCGCCTGGCCTTCACCCACCCAATAGCCCGAGCCGCCCGAAGTCTGGCCGACGATGGAGATATTGAAGGGCACGTGACGCAGACCGGGAATGCCGTTCTGGCCGAATTTGCCGATGATCGTCTGCGGACGCAGAAACTCGACGAAGTCGCCTGCGAAACGCTGATACATGAACACGAGCGGGCCGGCCCAAGTCGGGTCAGTCGTCGAGCCTGCAGCAACAGCGGCCTTCATGGCGAGGTTGATATCCTCGTCGTCGCCGTAACGATTGGCGGCGATCTGTTGGGCCTGCATGAGGTTGCCCTTTGCGGACGCCAGGCAGATTGCCCAACGAGCGAACCGAATGCCCTTGTCAAGCGTTTCCGTGTTCTTGGCGACGGCATGCGAACGGGTCGCGGAGCCGGCAGCAACGGAGGTGCTCTTGTTGACGGGCTTTGCCGTCGAGGCGTTGGCTTCGATGCGCTTCAGGGTGCTTTCGAGGCGCTTGACATGGCTGTCGATGGCCTCGATTTCCTCCTCCAGGCCGTCGAATTCAGCCGACTGCGCGTCGTCGAAAGTCGAGCCTGATGCATCCTTGATGATTTCCGCCTGTCGGTCGCTCTTGAGCGACTTGGATTCCAGGAAATCTTCGATCTGTTTCTTGATAGCTTCCAAGGGTGTCTCCTTTTTGGAAATAATCGAAACCGGCTGTTTCGATTTTGCTGACTTTGTGGTGACCGAAACGCCGGCCTTTACTCCGCTGCGCCGCTGGCCAATCGCGGCCGACGCATTGGTTTTGAACATGGCCTTCACAGAGTCTATGGTAGCATCTGCGTTGGCCGGAATGGTCACGAGGCTAAGCTCGTAAACTTCGGATTCGACGAAACGAATACCTCCGTCCTCCATCCAATTGTATTCAAGCGGCCGGAAGCCGATTGAAACGCCGCGTACAAGACCGTACTTTACGGACTGCACGGCTTCGTCGATCCTGTCCTTGAGATCGCCCTCCTCCTCGACGTATGGAATGGTCGCGGTGAAAGTAATTCCCTTGGCGGTCGGTGCGTCGAAAACGACAGTGCCGATAGGTGCGCACATGTCGTGCTGCCACAAGAGGGGCAGTGGGTTTTTGAACGTCACGCCAAGCGGTTCAACGATATCGTCGACTCGGTCTGGCGTAGGGGTTGTGGCGATGCCGGTAATAACCGTGGCCTTGCCCGGCGTAGCGCTGACGTCCTTGACCGTAAGCAGCGAAAAGGCAGTTTGCTTTTTCGTTTTGTCCAACAGCTTTTTCAATGTTTGTCCTTTCGTATCAAGTGCTTGGCATTTCGAAAGCTTTTACATGACGGCCTCCAATGTTTGGTTGTCGCCGGCTAACCTCAGATGATTATCAGTTGGTAAGCCTTTTCTTTTTTGACAACCGAGTTTTCGTTAGAAAGTCCGATTGCCATTGCGGCGGCGACTGCAGGGTCAATGCGCACGCTAGCCTTGGTTTTTACAAACCATCGGTTATCAAGCGCATCATGGTCAAAGGCCGCTCCCATTAGCGCGGTCATTGTGAGAGGACTTTTACGGATGCGGAGGCGTCCGTCAAGAATAGCGTCCTCAAACAGAGAAATACTTCCTGGCATCCATAGACCTTGAGGAGGCTCGACGCCTGCAGCCTTAGCCGCTTCGATCTTTTCCGGCTCCGGTTTGGCGCGAACCTTCCCGCCCTGCGGATGCACGACGTGGTCAAGCGTTAGCCCGCGCGCCTCGCATTCGATCTTGAAAGCCTCGTAGGCGTAGCGGTCATATGCGACGCCAGTAACCGTCATCTCTGCGTCGACTTTGACGAGGTGGTCGACAACGTGGTCCATGCGGATGCGGTCGCCAGGCGGGGCCTTGAGGTAGCCTTGCTCAACCCATAGTTCATATGGGGCCTTGTCAGCCTCAGAGCGCGCCTTGAGCGTCCCCTTAGGCGTCCAGGCCTCAATCCACAAATCGAAGGTCGGCAGCGAAACTGTCTCCCCGTCTTCCCGCGTCAAGACCTTCATTCCAGTCTTCACGACGAAGGCCATTGCCGTTAAATCTCGCGTGGCCGAAAGGTCGACGCCAGCGCAGACATTCTTGCCCTTGTGGATCTCGTACGGGTCGAATTCCTCCATAGCCGCGTCAATCATTTCGCGATTCATCCACCCTTCGTCCGAATCGGTCCATTGGCAGAAGTGCAGCCGCAGAATGCCGTTGCGCTTGCCCGGCATATCCCTGGCCTGCTTAGCGACGCCGGCAATGTATTCCTCAGTCAGGATAACGCCTAGCATGGGATTGGCCTTAATCCAGCATGACGGGTCCGTAAGCGGGTCGTCGCCTTTATCGAGCGCGCAGACATAGGCAAACGTCGAATCGTCGATATCCTCGCCGACATACGTAAAGACGTCGTCAGGCGCGACCGTGCCAGCGCAGACCTTAACGGCGTGCTCGTGCTCTTCCCAACAGATAGAGTTGCGGTCGCTACCTGAGTTGGTAATCATCAACAGCAAGGGATTCTGGCGAAACTTGAAGCCGCGCTCAAGCATATCCATTATCGAGCGGTCCGGATGCTCGTGCACCTCGTCGCAAAGGGCGAAGTGCGGACGCGGGCCGGAGCCGGTCTTGCCAGCCTCTTTCGAGATCGGCCGGAAGAATGATTGCGACTTATGGTGCGCGAGGTTGAATTCCTTCCCCATGCCGCCCGACGCCTTGATGACGGCCGACAGCAACGGAGACTGGCGAACCATCTTGACGGCGTCGCGGAAAAGAATGTCGGCCTGCTCCTTCTTGGCTGCGGCGGCGTAGATCTGCGATCCGGCCTCGCCGTCGGCGCACATGCCATATAGGCCAATGCCGCCAGCCAGCGGCGATTTGCCCTGCCCCTTGCCCATCTCGATATACGCTCGACGAAACCGCCGTACGGATACGCCTTGACCGTTCTTGCGCCTCCAGCCGAATAGCGAGCCAATGATAAAGGCCTGCATTGGCGCGAGCAAGAACGGCTGATTCTCAAACTGGCCTTCGGATAGCTTGAGGCCCTTCTCAAAGAACCGGAAGGCGTGCTCTGCCTTGGCTAGGTCAAAGAATATGCCGCGCTTGCTGCCGAATTCGACGTCACGAAGATGGCGGCGGCACGCATTTCGCACGTGAGGCCCTGCAACGATCTTGCCGCCCAACACGTCGCTAGCGTACGCAGATACTCGCTCCAACGCATTGGGCGGGGCTTTAGGGGCGGCAGGCCGGCGCGCAGCCTTTGCCACTCCTGGCTTAGGGCGGCGAACGGGCTTCCGGACTGCGGCGCCGGGATTATTGGCTTTTCCATTGGTGGACTCCTTGCTCTTCCGAGCCTTAGGGTTGACTGAGGATATCGTCGTCGTCTTTTTTGTCGTCATCGCTCTTCGGCGCTCCTACTTTCGTGGCGTCGGATGGCGTGGCGCCCATCTGACTAAGGCACATGCGCAAGAGCTGCAGGGCTTGAACGCCTGGCGGCTCGATACCGGCTATCAGCTTCCCGCGCACTGTACACGCCATCTCGACAAGCCCACGGTCGCGCTGTCTAAGCCAGGGAACCTCCACTTCGAAGAGGCGCCAGGCTGCGCGAGGCTTGTACGTCGGCGTGTCTTGCATCCAGTCTGGCGGGTCGCCAAGCGCATCGCTCGTGTACTCGTTGCGGCCTTCGAAGCGGGCCTTGTTCATTACGTCCCGCCCTTCCGTCTTGGCGGCAACTTTCGGCTTGCGTGGCCTAGGCATTGCATCACTCCGTTTTTAATCGCATGACCTTCTATATGGGCCAAAAATGCGCTTTCGCTATTTATGCGCATTATCATTTTATCGGTTGATTTCTAGCGTGGGTGGAGTACAATATAAGGGTATGAAAAGCCCTGCAGCCCTAGAGCGCCAGGCACTTCCGATCTCCCCTACATGCCAGCCGACGATAACCCGATAACATAGCGCTAAAAGCCTATGCAACCGGCGATTACATATATATTGGCCAAACGTGTGATTTGCATATGCGTATGTTTTGGACCCCCGCCGGTCCGAAGGAATCGCGCGCAATAAAAGGTCGTCTAGCCCCCCTCTCGCGCAAGATTGTTGCGCGGCGTAATATTGTTGCGCAAACAGGCGTCTAAACGTAATATTCTTTCGTCTATGCGCAATATTGTTACCGAGTCGCGCAAGAAAAGCACAAAGTGATCACGCTTTGTTACAGTCGTCGTCACCCGCCAATCGAAGCACAATGTCAATCGTTATTTGCGCAACAATCTTGCTTTGTTGGCGCATATTGCGCAATATTATTACGTTAGGTTTTCTTTCCTAGATATAAGCAGCCAATAGGAATGTATACCTATGACGGGGTAGGGGTATGCGAGCGTGCGCCTATATCCTAGGAATATAAGCGCACGTTCTGGCGTCCCTACGTTCTAGGGCCTACCCTACTGGCCAGTACGTAGCCAGGTGATAAGCGAGGCACGTGCCACGCCTAGCGCACGGGTTAGCCGTGGCACGGTAGGCGCCATGATGGCTACCGTTGTCGAGCACGGTACGCAGGCCAGCTTTCCTAGGTTCATGGTGAAGCGATGGCCGCATATCGAGCACGTGCCAGTGCTGTGAATGTCGTCAGTCATGGGTTGTCCTCGCGTTGGGATTAACTTCGGCGCCACCGCTACCTCCGCAGGCAATGCACCACTCGCCGCTATCGGTATGGCTATGCACGCCGGAGCCTTGGCACTTGTCGCATATGTCGTGCCTGTATGCTGTCGCTGTAGGCAGGCGCCATGGTGCGCGCCTCGTCGTATACCGTGGCCTGGCGTCCTCTGCCCATTGGCGGATATGCGTCAAGATAGAGCCTTCGCCGCGCTCTGCGTCAATGATCTCTCGACGCATAAAGACAACGTCGGCCTCAATATCCTTAAGCTCCTGGCGCTTACTCGCTATCCAGTCTTCGGCCATGGTCAACGCAATGCCGGTCATAGCCAGGCCCACGCCAGGTAGGCCAGGAAGGTGAGCGCAGCAATAACAGCCATGGCCCTAGCGAAGTCGATACCGTCGCCTTGCGTGCGGCTATCGGGGCCGTCTATATCAGTGCCAACGACACTGAAGCCGCCATAAGGCGCAATCGGCACGTGATCGTCGCAATACCAGGCGCCTCGATAGTGACGCGGTCCACGCTTCCCGCATCGCAGGCATGAATGAGTTGCCATTAGACGAGATCCTCCATGCCGCGCGAAAGCCGGTAGTCGTCGGCCACGGCTCTATGCCAGCGCGCCGGGTTAGGGCCGGCCTCGTCGTTGAACTTATCGACGAGTGCCCTAGCGACGCCAGGCGGGACTCTTTCCAGCACAAGAACGTCGGCAACGTCTTCGCGATTGTAATTGTCGACGCTAATGATTTTCAAAGCGGTAATCTCCGTTGTCCTAAGGCTTCACGGCCTTTCGCAGTAATGCGCCACATAGCGCCGCCGACAGGCTTAATGACATGGCCAGCCGTCCGCAATGCTCGTAGCGCCTCGTAAGCGTCGCCAGGCTGCTTTCCGCACCACGCTTGCAAATACCTGCAGGTATGCGGGGCATTCGACAGCGCGACGAGGATTCGCTTTTGCCTGGCGCTTAGCCTCATCTGCCGGAATCCTGCGTCCAGAACGAACGATTGACGAGCCGGTCATAGACTTTACGCCATAGCGGCCGCTGCGCCAGCGCCAGGGCTGACTCGCATGAGCGCAGCCATCCCTCCAGCTTGGAGACCTGGCGATTGACGGAGTCCGCATAGTCAATGTGAGCCGCGTTGACTCGCTGCAGTTGCTCGACGCGCTCGATAAGGAAATCATTACCTGCAGTCGTTGTGTTGACGTGATCTACAAGCTTGCCGTTCATGGCCAGGAGCTTCCGTCCAGCGCTTTCTAGCGCCACTACCTGCGCTTGCCTACGCAAAACGCGTTCCTTGCGCTTGGCCCGCTCCTGCAGGAAGAGTTGCGACTTATATTCGATTGTGTTGCGCAAGCCGACGATGATTTCCGCCTGAGTGTCGATTTGCTCGCGAGCGCCGGCTAATGCAATGTCAGCGATTGCGGTTTCTCGTTGAGCCGCAGCGACGTTGGCTTCCAAGTGCCCGATATCGCCGTGCAACGTGTCCGTCAGCATTCCAAGCTCTTCAACGCGAGCAATGAGCTTGCCGATATGCTCGACGCCTTCGGCCAGGCTGGCGCGCATTGTGTCGTTGACGTCGCAAAGCTCACGATTCTTGACGCATTCGGCTTCGAAGTCGCCGGTCACGAGCGAAAGCGATGAACGTAGGTTTTCGTTATCCTCGACGAGGCGAACGCTATTATCTGCCGACTTGCTAAGCTCTTCGTCTTTCCGGCCGTGGGCCTCGACAAGGTCTTTGATGCGATCATAAGCGCCGTCGAGCCGTTCGTTAATCTCGCCATTGGCGCGGCTGCAAGATATAGAGGCGCTTTTCCACTCGTCGCGCTCAAGGGTTAGCGCATAGTTGCGCTTTTCGAGATCGCCTCGCGACGGAGCCGACTGTATATCTGGCACAATGTCGTCGACGAATACCTCCTCCAATTCACCAGGCTCGAATGACCGCACAAAGCCGCCATCGCTATTGAGGCCGATACGTTCGTCGCTGATTTTGCGCTCGCGCTCGGAATAGACATAGCCGCCTTTGAATGCCGGCGACGAGGCGATAGGCTTGACGCGGAACCGGCGCGGCGAGAACGAAAGCGGCTTCGGTTCGGCCTTAGTGGCGACTTCCCGCAAGTCGGCCAGGTCGAATGTCCACGTCATGGCGTCAAAGCCTTCCCTGGCGCGCAGAGTGACGATTCCTTGCTCTGTGTTTATCGAGTGCATCTCGTAGTCTGCGCGAAGGTTGAAGACCGGCGTCGGATTGCGCATCACTTCGAAGCGACGCGTTGGCTTTTGGGTTGCTTCTGCAAAGCTAATTGTCATGGTGGCGACATTTCTCCGGTTATAGCGGCCATCCATCGGGGCCGAATTTAACGATATTTTGCCCCGACTCCTCGCGCTGCTTTTCGCTGTCGTGATGGGGCTTGCATAACGACTGTAGGTTATTCGGGTCGAAAAACAACTCCGTATTCCCTTTATGTGGTCGAATATGGTCGACGATATCGGCCACGCTGATTTCACGCGATCTCGCGCAATAGACGCAAATAGGGCTATCGCGGATATGCGCCAGGCGTAGCTTTTGCCAGCGCGCAGTCTTATAAAGTTTCCGGTAGGCCGTCGCCTCCGCGCTGCGATAGTCCGTCATTTCGTGATCCTTGAGCCCAATGGAGCCCGTCATGGTGATTCGCGCCAATCGACGCATGCACTGCTTTGCCCGCACGGGGACTTTCGATAGAACCGCCAGCGCGAGTTGACCGGCCATGCTCCCTAGGCGCCGTTGAATGCCTTGCTCGCGACAGAGGACACTATAATAAGCCGGGTTAGTCAGGATACGGAATGAATCACGCTGGCGGGTTTGGCTGCTTTCGCTTTCGCGTCGGATTGCAGCCCCCATAAATAGGAAAAGGCGAGAAGGAGGCCCACCACTGCCTCTACTTCTCGCCTTTGTCGCGCCAGCCCTGTTGCAAGTGCTGTCGCGAATTGATGGGCAACAACGACAGCGCGCGCCATTATTGCCCACGGTCGACGGTGACAAATGCCGGCGTCGACCAAACTGAAACCTTAGAGACAAGAACCGCGTTGCTCACTATAGCGGGTTGCAGCCATCACACAAGCGCGTGACGCGGTTCTTGTCTTAACATGAGCCTAGACGCTTGGCGCTAAACATCTGCTTTCCATTCTGCTAAGAGGTTGTGAAAGTTTGATGTTTTAGGCTCGTTTCGTCTTTGTCATGTTCTCTATATGCTACCTAGCCCGACGATTGACAAGCGAGGCCAGGAGAAAAAGTTAGATAGCCTGCAGCTCGACGCCGATAACGATGCATCCCGCATTGCCGGCATTCTTCCTGGCCATAGCGCGAGCCTGAGAACGCGTCGAGGCTATAACCTGCGTCGACAGCACATAGACGCCGTCATTCGCGTGGGAGACGTTCCTGGCCGTTACTGTTGCCTTGTAGCGCACGAGAGGCAACGTCATGCCGTCCACCATGGCCGCTTGGCTTGCTCGATAGCGTCCGCGTCTGGCCGGCGATAATTCCCAAGCCAGGACGGCAAAGCGTGCCAGCGGCGTTTCTTGCGCATCTGAACATAGAAACGGCCGTCATCGGGGATCCAAGACGGATACGCCTTGTCAAACTCTTCCGCCAGGACAGCCATGCGTCTTTGCCAATCGTCGGGCATGTCCTCCATAAGCACGCGCGGCCAGGTGAGCCAAGACGCATAGGACAGGCCGAACCATTGCGATAGCCGCTGCACGCCTGATAGCAACGAATGCTGCAACGTCTGCAGCGCCGTGATTGCGTCGACGTCGAGCTTAGGATTGGCAAACTCTGCGGTAAGTGCGGCCTCTACGTCCTGCATGGTAGGCGGAGGAAACGACAAGATATGCTCTTTGCCATCGTAGTCCACGGCGTATCTTGTCCGCTCGCCGTCGTTGTCGATAAACCTGCCTACGTACGTTCCTGGCGGCAATTCTTTATCATCCATTAAGATGTTCCTCCACGATTTCCATAATCAACTCCACGGCGCGAGCTTCCGTCGCAGCATAGATCGTCTCGACATGGTGGCCCAACGCCGCCAGCGCCGAATGCCGGTCAACCTGCGCCTTCGAAAGATCGTTGCTAGCCTCCTTGTTCTCGACGAGTGCCAAGCGGCCACGGTCGAAATACAGCCTGAGATCCGGCTCGCCTTCCGTCATCCCGCTACGAAGTGCATCACTGATAGCCTTGCTGCCGCGCTTGGCCGCGTTCATGTCGCCAGCCAGGATGAATCGCCGTCCATACTCAGGATGCTGCAGCAACGCGGTAACCTGCGCCGCCTGCAGGTCAACCTCAAGCGCGAGCGCCGGCTTGGCAGTTGTCCGCACTGTCCCGTCACGTAGGCGGGTTTGCGTAATGACCATGCGCTTCCCGCCAACTGTTGTCGTCTGGCGTATCGCCTTGCCTGGCGCCAACTCCTCGACGCGTTTGGCCATCGTGCGCTTGCGCTTAAACGCCATGGTATATACCCCTGAAAGCAGCCTTCAAGTCACGCTGGCGAACGATGCGGACGGGCACGCAATCGACGTGCTGCTCGACGACTCGGAAGGATGAGCCGAACCGTCGGCCGCCCATTGCCCTGTATTCCTTCCGCAGATATTCCATAGCGTCGGGAATCCTGCGCTCGCTGACATTGACGCACTTGACGTTGATAATCGACCACGGGGCAACGCCGCAGCTACGCCCACGAATGATTACCGTGTACAACTTGGCATTCGAATGCGTATGGTTGATTGCCGCCTTCTGCCTATCGTGCAGCAAGCCGTACTCTTGAACCGTTGGCAAGCGGTCGCGTTTATTCAGGCTCATGACCGACTCCGACCAATTGACGGACATTGGATTATGATAGCTATGCCTCGACATTGGATTTTTCCTCCGTGTAAGTAATCGTGTAACTCTTCGCATTGCGTGGCGTTACGCCATGGATGGCCAACTCTTCGCGCATGTCCCGCTCCACAAGATCGTGATAGCCGTCGACGCCTATGCGCAGGTTAGACAGTTTTTGACCGTCGTGCGTGTACGCCTCGATTCGGATTGAGTGCGTTTTCATTCGACTGCGCCAAAGCTGGAGACTTCGTACGTGACGCCGACGAGCATTTCCCCGCATCCAAATAGAATTTCCCTAAAGCTCTTCTTGACGCTGTCGACGTCGGCCAGGGTCACGCCCTTACGCGTTAACTTGATCTTGCTTCCGGCCTGAGTTTTGGCAAAGGCCCTAACCGTGTATGTTCTCACGTCCCGACTCCGTTTTCAGGTTGCATTGCTGTTTCGATCATCTCATACATCTGCGGCGGTTGTCAATCTCTCTCCCGCGCCTATTCCCTCCATATACCCTCCTGTACCTTTTAAGGATACAGGGGGATATATGGGGTAAAAGGGTATAGCATAAGCATCAATTTGCGGCGGTTTGCGGCGGTCTGAAAAATCAACCGCCGCAAGATCTAGGGTTGTAAATCTGAAACGAAAACGGTTGAGTTAGTAAAACCTAATAATGCGCTAAGTCATTGATAATCAATGCATGTGAGAAAACACTAATGTTCAAAAGTCTCGATATGCATCTAGCGCATGGAAAAATCTTGCGCGCATGCAAAATTGTTCATCGCGCAAACCGCCGCAAAACTGTGAATAACCCTGATTACTACAACCTGAGGCCAAAATGTTAACGAATGTTTGCGGCGGTTTGAAAGTGAGCTTTTCGTGTTTTATTGAATGATTTCGGACGATATTATGGAACTGATATGGATAGTACGTGTTGAGCGCCGCACTTTTCCGGTTGCATTTGTGCTGTACTCAAAACGCAAAAAGATCGCCGCAAAAATCGTTACAAAGAAAACACTAATATGCGCATCTTACGATATAGGAGCGGGCCTAGCCAACGACGCGCCGTCATGAGCCCGCACCATCTCGATTGCTTCCCGCGCTCTCTTCAATGCCTGAATCCTACTGCCCCATGCGAGCGTATGACGAAAGCCGGCTTCGTCTGTCCCGTACATCTCAGGCGTAAGCGACATGGCTGTTGGTGCTATTACGTGAGCAACGGCAATGGTGAATTCGTCGGCGGCTTCGGCTGCAGCTATGTCGTCGGCCAGGCGTTGCCAGTACGCGCGCCGCTCTTTGCCAAGGAGGCCGCCAGCTATGCCCGCGCCGGTCATGCCAGCACCTTATAGGCTACGATAGCCGCGAAGGCGATAACGGCTATTGGCCACCATGGCGCCAGCCCCGTAGTCGCTGCGTTGACGGCGTCGCTGGCAGTAGCGACGCGGACCTTACGGCTATCGACGTAGCGAACCGACGTCCCGGCAATGCCCGGCTGCGATGTATCCATAACCATGATTGCCGCATAGTCACCTGGCAAGCGGTAGGCGTCTGCGAATAGCCGCAGCTCGCGACCATCGTCATGGATAAGCAATGGGTCGCCGCGCAGCTCGACGCCAAACTTGTCGACGTGGTAAATGGCGCCGCTCAACGCTTCATACTCCCGCGCTTCGCCCGTCCACGGCGAGGCAAGCCAAGCTCGCGAGCAATGCGCATCACGGTATGGGGCAGCACCTTGTATTTCTCCGCCAGAAAGTCGATTGACTTCCCGCGCGCCCAATCCTGCGTAAAGGCGTGGTTGCGGCGGTTGATATCCGACCTGGCGCAACGAGGCCGCGTCAAGAATTCGCCCTCCTCTTCCTCCTGTGGGTCACCATCGAGCGCCCACGGCACTGGCGGGGCAAGCGTGTCTGGCACGGCCTTGGCGGCGAACCTGGCCTGGCGTTCCTTGTGCTTGCGCTGCAGAAGCGAGGCCGTGGGCGAATAGTCTACAACGGCGGCGTCGGCTGGAATGGCACGAAGGCCACGGCCGATAGATTGGAATTCAGCCATGAAGTGCGAGTATGGCGCAGGGCGGCGGAATTCTTCGATATGAGCGGTATCGAGCGGGATAAGGGCGTAGGCGTTCATAGTGGTCTCCTGGCGTGGGCGTTAGGCTGCGATAGCCTGGCGAGTGATGACATAGCCAAGCTCTTGCAAGGCGTTCGCAAGGTCGACGCTGCTTACGTCCACGCCGTTGACCGTTACCGTGTCGGCGCCAGTGTTCGCCTTGATGACAACAGGCTTAAATTCAGCCTTGCGGGACGCCTTGGCCTTGGCCAGCTCGACGAGTATTTCAGCCTGCTTTTCGACAGGGCGAATGCTACCATTCGGGGCGAAGACTGCGTCCATGACAGACTTATTCATACGGACAACTTCAATATTGCGCGTCTCGACGTTAAGCTTGTCGTCGACGTGGGCGCACTCGATACGCTTGCCGTCGGCTAGGGCGTTCTGGTAGTCTCGCGGCTGTCCTGATAGCTTCGTTAAGACTGTCGGGCATGCATCCGCAAAAACGAGGACAGCTCGCGGAGTTAGCTGTTCTGTCGCGATCTCGCGAAACCACTTAAATACTCCAGACCGCGTTACCTCAGGACGTTCGCCACGCTGGCGCAGCTCGACGAGAACAACGCACGCGTCGCGTATGGCGTGGTCTCCGTCGATAAGATAGCCGTCGAGGGCCTTGTAAAGCTGCGCTACCGTTAGATTGTGGAATTTAGACATTTGCTTGCTCCTTGGCTAGCTCTTTGATTTCTATCATTGCGATTTGGCGGGCCTTGGCTGCCGCTTGCCGCCTAAGCCAGGACATAGTAAGCCCCGCTCGTCGTGATGGATTTTCTAGATTTTTGTCTCTACTTTTCTGCCTTAGCTTGTCGCCGTTTTTTAAGTAATAAGCCGCGCTCCTGGCTATAGCCTCTTCTCGATGCTTCTCGTAGTAAATCGCCTGCGCTTTCTTGCTGCGCTCTGGATTGTTGGCGCGGGATTTCCGCGCGTATGCTGCCTCCCTGTCTGGATTCTTCGAGCGGAAAGAATTGCTATTGCAGCGCTTGCCGCAGTAGATCTTATTCTTTTGATTTGCCCCAAAATCAGCCCCGCAATGCGCGCACTGAAAGACGTATTTGAATGACGCTAAGCTAGTCATAACCGTAACCTCGTTTCGATATGGAGGTAGTAGCCCTCCACGCCTGAGTCGTCAACCGATTATTTTAGGCGTCTCGATATGACGACAACGGCCAGACATAGCGCAATGATCGTCAGTTGGAGAATGGGATTGTCCATAGGGTCGACGGCCGTAACCGGCTGTCCGTCCGTCGACGTCTGCATAAGCCAGCGCGCAGCTAGCATTACTTACCGGCCCGCATAGCCTTGCCATACGCAACGCGTTCCGGCCCGTACATGTTCATGCCTGCAGGGTACTGCACGCCGCGCGGCCTACCCTCAAGCCCCTGTCGAGCTGCGCCAAGCCGGCAAGCGATCACGAAGAGCAAGCCGACGACGAGGATAATTAGCCCAAGCGCGGGGCTAAGCACGAGGCCGACGAGCGCGGCGAGAATGATAACGGTTTTCATGACTTTCTCCTGCCAGGCCATGGGGCCTTATGGTTGTCCGGTTCTACGACTCGACTGCGGCTTGCGCGTCGTGCCTTGCGATTGTTGTTGCAGACGTGCGGGTAGTGGTCAACGATTTTCTGCGGCGCGGCCGGCGTTACGCGCAGCTCGTCGACGATGCTATCAATGATGGCGTCGGCCCGCGTGGACATGTTGGCCTCAAGCGCTCGATACCACTCGTCAATCTGCGCGGCGCCGTCTGGCTCAAGCATGAATTCCCGCTCGATAGCCGCAAGCTCTGCCATCAAGGCCGTATGGCGGCCGTATTCGGTATCATGCATGCGGTAAAAGCCGTCGACGCCAAGCGACATGCGCGCTTCGTCAATCGTTATCCAGCCGCCGTTAACGCCGCGCATCTGGACTTGCACCTTGAAGCTGTCCGGACCGCTGGCCAGGTCGACGCCGGTAATGGCGGCTGGCATACTCGACACGTCGACCACGTCCTTGCCGGCTTCCCGCGCGTAGGCCTTCACCCACTCGACGACTTCTTGCTTGCTCATAGGATCACCACGGCGACATTAGGCTTATGGCTGCGAATGCGAGCAAGGAGAACGTCGAGGCGCCGACGGTCTGCCAGGTAATGGACGATAACTAAATCAGCCCGTGGCAATGTTGTGTGGATGCGCACAGACTGAGTGCTCACGGCCGACACGTGCTTGCCGTAGCGCTTAGCCTCATGCTTGAATTGCTCTGCGATCTCGTGACGGTCGGCGACAAAGAGAACGTCATTAAACGCCGTCGCCGCTTCTGCCATGAAATTGGTAATGCCGTGGCCTATGGGCGCCCTGAGGTAAACCTCTTCGCCTGGCATGATTTGCTGGAGGATGAATTCTGCGTTCGGGCTCATGGGTCAAGCCCCGCCGCCATGTCTCTTGAAATGCTTTCGAGCGTCTCAAGTGCAGGCTGAATCGACTCCCAAGCCGCGAACGGATCATTCTCCTCCCCTACGAGCGCCGCCAGCTTGACCAATTCGTCATATCCGGCCGCCATAAGCTCGATATACGCCATTGCCGCCGACTTAAATTCGCCATCCATGCGGGCCGCCATGATATCGGCGAGCGCCTGCTTACCGTCGAGCATTGCCGCAGCCTGGCGCTTAGCTCGCGCCGCTTCCGACTTTATCTCGGCTTCCGTGTTGTGCCAGCCGTCCATATCAGCTAGCCTCCACGACGGTTTCACGGATTTCCCACCCGTCGGCCTTAAGCATCTCGTCGACATAAGCGCGAGTCGTCTTGCCTTCCCGGAAAGCCTTGAACGTGTTGATATCCGCCGCCATCTGGCACGCGGCGAAAGCGGGGTAGCCATAGCCATTAAGCCTGGCTTCGCAGTCCTGGCTATAGCGAAGGAATGCGTCGGCGTCGATAAGCGTTTGCATGTTGCTAACTCCCTAGCAGTTGAAAAGCGGCACGAATGCCGCCGCTCAACGGCTACTCAACCGCCACAAAAGCCCGTGTATGCGTCATCATACCACTCTTGTTTCTTCGCCTCTTCCGTGGCGCTGCGGTTGATATCGTCGACGTACTCGCGCAGCTCTTCGATAGACTCAAGCGCGCGCTGTAGCTCGCGGGCCTGAGTAGCGGCGAAGCGCAGGCGCTCATGCAATGGCTGCAGCGGCGCATCCTCGATATCGTCCTCGTCGACCATCGGCGCGGCCGGCGCCACGTAGTTACGCTCTGCCACGTCCGCGCAATGGCGAAGGAAGTCCACGCGCTGGCTAAGTGCTTTGATTTCGTTGTTCATACTACCGACTCCCTGAGGTTGAGATAAGAGCGAGCGAGCTGATAAGCGTCGCCTTCGCTGCAATTCCATGCGCCATTCATGAGCGAGCGCAATTCGCCATCGCTACGGCTTTCGTAAAACTCGCGTTGTCCACGGGCGAAGGACGGGTCAAGCGTCGTGGTCAATGCGTGATAAGCCGCGATCTCTTCCTTTGTGAGTACCTTCGTCCAGGCCGACATATGAGCTAACTCCGTTGCGATGGATCTTGTGTATTCCTCCGCAGGCGATTCGTCAACGACTATTTTATCGCCACTGGCAATAGTCGTCCTTAGCGCTCTGTCTATCGTCGTACCAATGGACAAACCAAAGGATAGCGACGATACCAACGACGAGTACGATTCCGGTTATTGCTTGGTCTGACATGTAAAGCCCCTTCTCTTAACGACTATTTTTTGGCGGCAACTTTATCCTGAGGATAGCCTTATGCAGCTCGTCGCGAGTCATGCCGTTGGCCCTGGCGATAGCGTGGACGTCGTCGCCATCCCACTTGAGCCTAACCGAAAGCTCGTCGGCCATCCACAATGCGTCGTCAAGCGAGCGCCTGGCCAGCATGGTTATGCGAAAGCCAGTCTGCAGGTGCGTCGTGTCGTAATAGCTGGCCAGGGAGTCGCGAGCGCGAACGCCGAACGTGTCGTTGACGTAGCCCTCGACTTCCCGCCAGGTCCATTCGCCGTCGTCATCCACGCGGATCTTAAAGCTGCCCTTACGCATCCTTGCGCGCCTTCGCCTTAACGAGCTTGACCGTCACGTCGCCACCCATGGCCACGGCGCGGCCGCTCTTACCGTTATGCGCTTTCGTGGCCAGGCGCTTGACGATGCGGTCAACGTCAATGAAGACGTCGACGGACACTCGCACGTAGGCCTTGTGAGTGGTATCCCATACGGCCAAATGGTGGATTCCGTTAATGTGCATGGTCACTCCGTTGCGGTGTTGAGCGACGAGATAGCCTCGTCAAGCGTTCCGTCCAGTTCGCCGACAGACTCGTAAGCCTCGTCGAGCGCGTCGGCCGCAGCTTCGGCCTTCTGCCCCTTGTCGCCACCCTGCAGGCTTTCCGGCATGTTGTCGAGGTAATCCCGCTCTTCGCCGGCAAGCGTTTCAATGTCGGTCTGGATATCGGCGGCGAGCGCCTTGAGCGCGTCTATGCGGTCGACGATGGCAGATATAGCCTTGCGGCGCTTGTCGTTCATAGTCGGGACTCCCTGTTAAGCGCGCCTGTCGCTGATAAGCTGCACGGCGACGAGGACGATAAAGACGACAGTGCAGATTACGAGCGTGGTAAAGTCGGCGTGCATGTGTGCCTCCTCAGGCGGGGTTACTAGCAAGCGCTAGGATAGGCGGCGCTATGGCCGACTACCGTAGGGCTTAGAGGCCAAGGTCGCGCTTCGCCATGGTGACGTTATAGGCGTCAACCCACGCAAGGCCGAAGTGCGGGCCGTGCTCGCCGTAGCCGGTAAGGATCTGGTTCTTGCGAGCGCGCGCCAGGTAGTCGGGCAATGGGCGCTTATCAGCCTGGCGGTCGCGCATGGACTCGATAGCGCCGTTGCGCGTCTCGAATGGGCCGATAAGGCTCTTCCCTGCTTTTGCCCAATACTTCAATGCCATAATGGTTAACTCCGTTGAGGTTTGCTAAGCGTTGAGGATGCGCCATCCGCAGATGACGGCACCTAAGCGCTTAGCGTTCCGACAGGCGCTCGCGCAGCTCTCCAAGGACGTAGCCGATATGGTCTTGCGCGTCCTGCAAGTCGCGGAGTAGCTTTTCTAGATCGATATCTTTGACCGAAGGCTCTTCAATGTTAGCGATTGCAGCTTTCGTTATGCGCGCGTCGGCGGCGATACCGTCTCCTTGAGCTTCAAGAGACGAAAGCAAGGAGCGAATGTTCTGCGTGCGAAGCCAGTTGCGGCGAATTTCATAAGGTGTCTTAGCCATAGTCGTTAACTCCGTTGCGTTGACGTCGGTTGTATTCCTCCCTCGCGAGTCTGTCAATAATAAAAAAGAGCGCCGAAGCGCCCTTGACTGGATTTCGGTTAACGGCCGATTAAGCCGCCAGCGACGCCACGCGGCCGGCGAGATCCGAAAGGCGCTTGAACGCCTCATTGTACTCCGGAGTCCCGTATGTGAATTTAAGGCATTCGTCCTTTGCCTTGGCCAGTTGCTCATTAAGCGACAGCTCGACGGCCTCGACGACAGGGGCGAGCGCCTGGCCGGTTGTGAGATCCGTCTCGACTGGCGCCGCAGCGTCTTGGATGTAGCCAGGTGCGGCGGCAACCTCGACGGATGGCACGGTATCGCCGGCAATGAGGTTTGGCACGGCGGCCGGATTGTCCAGAACGTAGCCCGGCATGGCGTCAAGATCTGCAGCATCCTTAGCCTCGTCGACGGGCTTGGCAACGTGCTCGTCATAGGCTGCTTTCACTTCGGCGATTTCATGCTGCAGGTAGCCCTCCGTTTCCTGCCATGCGTCCTTGATCGGGCTGGCGAACTTCTGCCAAAGGGCGTCGGCCGCAACCGTCTTCGCGAGCGCGCTTATCCTCGCCTCTTCTGCCTTTGCGTCAACCTTTGCTTTCTCGACGAGCGGGGCAATCTCGATATGCGGAAGGCTGGCGGGAAGTCCTCGCTTGATGCGCTCGCCGATCAACGCCGCGCCGGCAACTGTGAAGATGACGGCCACGGCGATAAGCACGTATTCGGCGTTGGTTTTCCCCTCGCGCCAGGAGGCGGCGATATGCCCCTCCTCCACCTTCGTAACGGCAGACGTGATATCGCCCCGCACAATGGCGCTGGCATGGTCGACGGCCTCGATTACCGGCAACGCATGCAACGGCGCCTGGCGAACGATGTCGACGACGTGGCCGGCATTGTGCGCGATCTCAGGCTTGACCGCAGGCACAATCGTAACCGCTGGCGCCGCCACCTTCTTGTACACTGGCGGCTTGTGGATTGAGGAGTAGGGCGTGACGACTGGCGGGATAGGCCCGACGGCCGGCAGCGACGGGAAGGCCGAACAACCCGCAAGGCAGGCTGCGGCGGCGAAGCACAAGGCATAGAATAGGTTTTTCAAGATGGGCACTCCTTGTTGATGGGCCTACGCGAGGCCGTGGGGGAATCGTTCGTTGAGGATGGAGGCGAGGTGATCCTCCGTCATGTCGCTAGGGCACATAATCGTAATGTATCGCCCTGGCATGCCGGCAACCGGGCTTGGCTGGCGCATCTGTCTTGACTGATAATAGGTGCGCCTTGGCATGGCTAGAGCAATGCGCGGCACGCGGCTGTAGTCGGGCTTAACCACTCCCCTCTCCTCAGTCGCAAATGGTGAATCGCGATCGCGCGTCATGCCGTCGCATGGGCCGCCGATGATTGGGAATCTGTTTTGCTCTATGGGCTCCGCCACTAGATCAACTCCACATAGACGCCGCGCGCCGCAGCGCTGGCCTTGAAGGCGTTGACGCGGTCGCGCTCGATAGCGAGATGCGGCTCGCCACGGAACAACTTGCCGGCGAATGCCTCCCGCCTAGACGAGACGTAAGCGAACGCAATCTGGCCTTTCGTGAGCACGGCAAGCCAATCCGCATCTATCTCGTGCAGCTCGATAGTTGGCGTCGGCTGCTCGCCGCAGACGTCTGCATTATCCATGCTAGTCCTCCCGGTATCGGTCGCAATGGACTCGATAGTTATGGCCAAGCCATGCCGGCGCGGCCTCGTAGTGGAACGCCACGCACTCGCGACGAGGCTTGCCGTCGCCGGCCGCGACGAAGCCGCAGCCAATGGCGACGATTGCCAGGTACGCATACGCCACCCAAAGGGGATTCGCCGTCATGCGGCTGGCTATGCGCTTGCGGCTGCGAATGATCTCTTCGGCGCGGCTCATTGGACAACCCTCAGGCTAGCCCGGCGACGAGCGCGCCATTCGTCCGTCTCGTTCTGAACGATGGCTTCGGCAACCCGCAACAGAGCAAGCATGTCCTCGTCGAGGCCGCGCCAGTTGTCGGGAAATTTGTTGTCCAGGGCGAAGTAGTACGTCGCGACAGCCTGCTTTGCCTTGCCGTGATTCGCAATGCGATAATCCGGAATCCAGCCGAATTCGGCCGCGCGCTTTACTTTGTGCATGCGCTTCGTGATTCCGTTTTCCCAAACCCAAACGTCATAAGCCTTCGTCGACTTGTGAGCGATGAGCCGGCCTGCGTCGGCAACGCCATGGATGGCGAGGATGTTGGTTGCGTGCTGGCGGTTCATATCGCGTCACCCTTGCCGTGCCCTACGACGCTGGCGTTGATGTCAAAACGGCTCTGCGCCATGGCAATAGCCGCGCGGATCTCGTCGCCGTGCCAGTGATTGGAAAGCTCTGAGTTAAGGCAAATCCAGTTCATGACGTCGACCTTCGGCTTGCCGTTGAGATCGTTTATTGCCATGACGTTGTAAACGTTGTGCGACAGATGCACGAGGCGCTCTCGATAGATGCGCGTCCTTGCCTCAGTCTTGGTTTCGTTTGGATTGGCCATATTCCCGTCTCCCCTAGCGTTAAGATAAAGGCCCGAAGGCCCTTGCCTTAGTCGTTAGCCGATAACCTTAATCATGTCTCTGCTGAAAGAAAGGTGCGCGCCTTCCACAAACCAGGCGTTTGCAAAGCGAGTGTCGCGGCCCGTCACCTTGAACGTGCGACCATGGACTTCCACCAATGCGCCAACGCGGATAGACTTGATTGCGGCCTTGCGAGCCTTCTTGATTTTAGGCTGGCGAAGCAGTGCGCAAATCTCGTACATGTCGTTCACTCCGTTGTTGGTGCACCCTTGTACGCTCGACGGGAGGAGTCGTCAACCCACTAAATGAAAAAGGCCAAGGCATTCGCGCCCTGGCCGCCCTTGGGAGGGAATGTCGTTAGGTGCGTTTGGCATTCCAGCCGGCGCGGCCGTTGGTGGCAACCGCACCGGCCTTCCCTCAGTGACTACGTGCAGCCGCCGCGCTAGAACCAGCCTTGACACGCACGACGGGCTTTTTAATGCTAGGCCCATGCCGCAAATCGTCCATAGCCCGAAAGGTATTATCCCCAACTATTTTGACTTCCCAATACGCCCACCCGTTGAGACGAGTGCGCTTTCCATTGCGAGTTGTAGCGAGATCGTTCGCGGCTTCGGACAGCGTCGAGTAGCGCTTGCCGTCGACGACTAAGTCACCGTCGAGGAATCGGCCCTCTTTATGTTGCTGGCCGCGCTGATAGGTAAACCTGGCCTCGCTACCGTGCGGGATGACAACGCCCTCGCGTTCCCACGCCTTCCCGCGTCCATAGTTTCGAGCCTTGGCCGTGGCGATATTGGCCTCGCGCTTGGCGTCGATCTCTTCGTTTGCCTTGGCGTCGACGTGGCGTTGCTCAAGGTGAAGGAGCCGCTTAAGCACGTCGTGCGGTTGCTCGTCGAAACTCTGCCTGGCCGACTCGATAAGCTGATAGATTTCGAAGTCGACTCCGATGTTGTGTAGTTTGATGGCAACTGCCTTATCTTTTGTCATAGATGCGCTCCTTTTATGCGTGACTGCACTTGACAGACTCGTTTTATTACGGAGCGGATAACTAGTCAACGGTGATAATCAGATATGATTAAGATCGCCTGCGATGCGTTCCGAGATAATCACCGCAGGATAAGGACTTACCGCGTTGCAAAAAGTTAACGCAGAGTGAAAAGCTTCTCGACTCCGCTCTTCGCGCCGGTATCGTCTACTAACGTATTGTGGACTTTTTTAGACCAAACGCATTCAAAGTCCGCAGGCGCAGAGTATTCGCTAACGAAAACGGTATGCCCTGCCCTGTGGATATCTCTACACCATTGCCAGAATGCCGCGTGGTCAAAGTCGCCAGTGCTGTAGCCCGTCACGTCTGCGTAGGGCGGGTCGCAATAGACCAAACTGGCGGCCGGCAAGTCCAACTCGCGATAGTCGCAACAGCGAAAATCTACGTCCCGCAAGAGAGGGAATTGCTTGAGTGCAGACCGATAGGCCTCGTCGGCATAGTCGCGCTTGCCCGTCCTGTCTCGACGATATCCGCCGAACCATTTCCCGCCGTACGACATGGCGAAGCCCACGTAGCCGAGCACGGCACGTCCTATGGCATAGCCCTTCATCGTCGAGCACTCACGATAGAACGCCTCGCCGCAGTAGCGCAGCGGCTTGAAACCGTCGACGGCCACGGCTTGCCACATGCCGATTAGGTGCTTATGCGTGTCTGCCCCTATCCTGGCGCCGGTCACCTTGTCGATAATGTTCGCTCCGCCGACGAACGGCTCAACGTAGGTTTGCCCCTCCTTCCTCCCGGCGAGGATGATAGGAAGGATCTCGCGAGCGTGACGGCCCTTGCTGCCCATGTACTTCATTTGCGCACCATGACGGACAGCTTGACGCCTGGCGCCCAAGCCGGATGCTTTACGTTGCGCAACTCGTTAGCGATGGCGACGGAAACCGCGTCCTCGCCGCCAGTGCGCAACGTCACGTCGAGCGTTTCGAGGATGGCCAGCGCCTGCGCGTGCGTATACTTCGGCTTTTGCATTAGAGCCCCGCGTTGAAGATTGAGAAAATGATTGTCCCGACGTCGTATTGATCCTCCACCTTTAGCGAAGGGTCGATATCGAGGATTTGTCGCTGCGCATCGTTGCGCCCGATTGGCCGGCGCCCGGTCTTTGCTGTTACCGCGCGGAAGGCGCCCTCCACTCGGATGCAAAGCCGCTGTCGAGCGCTGCGGTAGTTCGGGTGGCCAAGCTTCCCGCGCCCGAACTTATGGGCGGCGCTGACAACGTTCGGGCCTGCGTATGTTGGGAACGTGTTATTCATTGTAAAACCGTGGGCCTCCGTCGTGATCCTTGTTGAAATAATAGAAGGCGCAGTCATCCTTGCCGCTCATCTTCGTTCCCGGAATCCACTTGAGGCGGCCAACGGAAATGATCTTGACGCAGTACGGAAGGAACGGCCTGGCTTGCTTCGTGAAAGCCCACGACGCGTCAAACAGGAGGTACGTCGGCGCTATGGCCGCGAGCTTCTCAATGATCGGGTGAAGGAGTTTGCGCGACCAAGGCGGGTTGCTGATAATGGCGTCGTAGCGCTCTCGGTTGTTGGCCAACTCGTCGCCGGTCAACACGTCCTCGCCGCGCTCGATATCGTTCGCATATCCGCATTCCATCCATGGCGCCATCTCCTCCAGATGGGCAACGAGGCGGCCCTCGCCGACGAACGGCTCCGCATAGCTGCGCACGTGCTGGACGTGCGGCAACAGCGGCGGGAAGGCTCGCGGGTCTATGGTCTGATAGGCGTCCTTTTCAACGCGCTTGAATGTCGACCTTTTACCCATGATCGAAAGCCCGCCGCTTATTCCCGCGAAACTTGTGAGCGTTCGCCTTGCGCTTCTTGGCCGCACGCCTGGCCTCGACGGACATTGGCGACGGAGCGTCGCTCCAGTCGTCGCTCATTGGCGGCCGTTCGCTCGTGTACGTGCCAGCGGCTAGCACGGCCTGCGCCAAGGCGCCCATTACTGCAGTCTTGTATAGGTGCATGTCAGTCTTTCCTCAGTTGAATTGAATCGCGCCAGCGACGTGGGAAACGTCGAGCGCGTACGGGTTCGTGACCCTAACAAGGTCGACGAGATCCTTGCAGAAGTCAGCGTTAGCCTCGGCATAGGTAAGGCGATAGCCGCAGCGGATCTTGAACGACTCCCACGCCTGGCCACGCGAGCGGTAGGCCCATCGCTTACCGCGTTCTTTCTCTGCGCAGTTCGCAACGAATGTTGTTTCGTCGTCGAATGCGCTTTTCT